CTATGACCCCAAAAAACTCTATAGGAACCCATTTGTTATTGGTTTCATGATTGTTATATTGACACCTGCCTTTTTGGTTGGTATTCTAAGTTTTTCGGGTTAGGGCGTTACTATGATTAAAATTGATCGCAATGTACAGATACCAGAGGCGCGGTCTAATTATCCTTTTGAGGATATGGGCTGCGGAGATAGTATTTTGTTCGTAGAGGAGCGCAGAGCGGCTTCGGCTAGGGTTGCTGCGGTACGCTTTGCTAAGAGACACCGACCTGATTGGGTATTCACTCTGCGAAGGGTAGATGATGGCTGGAGATTGTGGAGAGTCGGATAATGGCGAAGAAGCATGTTTGGGCGCTGCCTCCGGTGATTCAACAGAAGTCGGCAAATCGGATGGCTGCAAAAGTGGGCCCGTTGGCGAAGCAAAAGCTTCTAACGCCCAAGCATTGGAAGTTTGTGCAGGAGTATGTTTCTGGGGACGGCAGGGTAACCCTGAAAGAAGCTGCTATTCGTGCAGGCTACAAGCCGTCCAGCGCTTCTGTCATCGCATGGCAGCTGACAAACCCTGATATCAATCCGCATATTGTCGCGGCGATTCAAGCCTACAGGGCAGAACTAGCGTCGAAGTACAACACGTCGTATGAGCGGCACATGAAAGACCTGCAGACTATCCGCGATAAGGCATTGGAGGCTGGAGCCTATGCTGCGGCAGTGCAGGCCGAATATCGGCGTGGGCAGGCTTTGGGCACGATTTACGTCGAAAGAAAAGAAATCAGGCATGGCACTATTGACTCAATGAGTAAGGAAGAGGTTCAGCGCAAGCTAGACGAGCTTAAAAAACTTTATGGGGGCCCACCCCCTACCGCGTTAATTGATGCGCATACGGGCGCTGTGATAGCTAGTATGGACATGGATAAGGAACCTGCCTTTGTTTCGCCAGTGGAAGAGCCACCATTAGACGTGTTTGAAATGGACAGGGATAATGGCGAGGAAGCCTGAAGCGGTATTTTCGGACTTTATTCGCGACAATCTACCGAATGTAGACATATCCCGCGTGGAGTCTATAGCTAATCTTGGTTTTCCGGACATGGTCATTGTTGATCGTATGGGAACCGGAAAAATTGGCTTTCTTGAGAATAAAGTAGTTCAGCGCGGCCTTAAAGTACACCTGCGCCCGCATCAGGTGTCTTTTTTATATCGCCATTGGTTATACGGATGCCCTGCCTATATTTTGGTAAAGCATTTGCCTATTGGAAAGAAAAATTCAATAGTTTTTCTCTACCATGGGGGACAGTGCGATGATTTGCTTGCGCAAGGCCTGCGCGTACAGCCTGTTATCAAATGGGAAAGTAATGCGATTGATTGGAAGTTATTAAAAAACCTACTATTGGGAATAGAAAAACCATAGAAAAAATCAATTGGAATTCCTAGCTGGAAACTATAGAATCGTGGTGCTGGATGTGAACAGCAAAACCTAGAAAGGATAGAGAAAATGAAAAAACCTAGCGGATATATTATTTATAGGGGCGCGTCATTACTTGACGATAAGCCGATTGTAGTCGTGGCAATTACTGGCAAATCATCGAACAGCAAAACGGGGGATATGGTTCAGACCTATATTCTCGCCGACAATGGCAAAAGCCCAGTGGAGAGCGCAAAGGCGCTCGACGACGTTTCGGTTTGTGGTGATTGTAAGCACCGCCGCGGTTTAGGCGGTTCGTGTTACGTCAATTTAGGGCAGGGCCCGCGGGCAGTGATGGACGGCGTTATTCGTGGCATTTATTCGGATAACATAATCAACGCGGCCTTTGCGTCACATAAGCGCAAAGTAAGGTTAGGCACGTATGGGGATCCGGCGGCGGTTCCTGTTTATGTTTGGGAAACACTACTTGCGGGCGCTGATTCGCATACTGGTTACACCCACCAGTGGCAAAACGGAAAAGCCGACCACGTTAAACAGTGGTGCATGGCTTCAGTAGATACACCGAAAGAGGCGGCACTTGCTAAGATGGACGGCTGGCGCACTTTTAGGGTTAGAGTCGCGGACGGAAGTTTAGAATTCAGTCATGAGATGAAATGCCCCGCCAGTGCTGAAATGAATAAGCGTTTAACCTGCGACACATGCATGGCCTGCAGTGGCGGCACTGATAGCAAGAAAGCAAGTGTAACTATTATTGTGCATGGTTCCCTAAAAAACCGTTTTGCTGCGTCATTGGGGGCATAATGTTTATAGTGCTTGCGGTGATAATCGTTTTAATTGTAATTATTGATTTAGTTGACTACAAATAACCTAGAAAGGATAGAAAATGAACACATACAAAGTGCGGCACGTGGTGCTCTGTGAAGTTCAGGCATGGTCAATAGTGAAGGCCGATAATTTTGAAGCGGCGCTTTTGGAAGTGGCTAAAATTACAATCCCGACCAGTAGCGGCAACGGGTACTATTACGACCACGAAGTAATAAGCGACCAAGAAATAATTTCTGTTGACGTTGAATTATCTAAGGATAGAAAATGAAAATTGAACTCGACACATTAGACACTGGCGCTGCCGTCGTTAATTTTGAGCATGGCGGTTATTTTATGCTGGAACCAGTAAACGAAGGCACTGGAATTTTTTTAACTGTTATTGACAGTGAGGGTGATGTCTTATTAGAACAGCGCTTTAATCTAGCGGTCATGCCGTATGACACTATTGAGGATTGATTCTCAATAGAAAAAATCAATTGTACGGACTAACGACAATAAACTATTATTAGTCATCGATTCAACGGAATCGACCAACTAGAAAGGATAGAAAAATGGCACATATGATAGATGAAACAACCGGACGCGCCGCGATTGCTTACGTCAACGCGACACCATGGCATGGCCTTGGGCAGGTGTTAACGCCTGATTCAACTATTGAACAATGGACTCAGGAAGCAGGCTTAGGTTATACAGTGCTCGAGAGCTTAGTTGAGTATAAAACCCCCGCGGTATCAGGGCATCAGGTTTGGCCTGATCGCAAAGTGCTACACCGTAGCGATACGGGCGCGGCGCTTGCTGTAGTTTCAAAGGATTACAAAACTGTCCAGCCCGCCGAAGTAATGGGTTTTTTTCAAAAGCTTTTAGACCTCGGCGGTTTTCAGATGGAAACAGCGGGCGCGTTGTCACAAGGCCGCCGCGTTTGGGCGCTTGCCAGTGTAGGTGACGGCGCGGAAGTTGTAAGCGGTGACGTTGTTAAACCTTATTTATTGTTAGGCACTAGTTACGACGGCACGATGGCTACAATCGCAAAATTTACAGCGATTCGCGTGGTCTGTAACAATACAATTACGCCAGCAGTGAATAGCACTAGCGACGAAATAAACAAGGGTTACATAAAATCAGCGGTTCGCGTTTTGCATAGCGAACGATTCGATGCGGACGCGGTGCGCATGCAATTAGGTATCGTTGCGAATCAATTTGAGCGCTTTATCGTTGAATCGCGGCAGCTTGCGCGGCAGCACATGATTTTTAATGAGGCTGATTTATTCGTAAAAGAACTATTGAAGCCGTACCATACGGGCAAGCTTGACATTGTCGATACGCGGGCATACAAGCGGGTTATTGAATTGTGGCAAGGCCGCACAATTGGCGCTGATATCCTACGCGCTGCACATGTGGACGGTTCGCGTTGGGGCATGCTAAACGCTGTCACGCAATTAGTTGATCATGAGCGAGGCCGCTCGGATAATACTCGGCTTGAATCGGCGTGGTTCGGCACTGGATCCGCTATTAAAAACCGCGCTTTAGAGTTACTGACCGCTTAGTCAGTTAAGTTATGGTTACAAGTGCGGGTTTTCCCTCTGGGATTACCCGCTTTTTAGTCAATAATCGGAATTAATTTTGCATGTGTAAACCTGCCCCGCGGCGCTCGGTGCTCGGCGCTTGAAACCTGCGGCGGCCTCCGCGGTGCTCGGCCCGCGGGTTGTGGTGCTCGGCCCGCGGTGCTCGGTTCGTGGCCCGCGGCGCTTGCGCCGCGGTAAAAGAAAAGCTTGCAATAGTTTCCCGAAAGCGATAATATTGGTTCGTTG